AGATGTTTGGAGACTATGGACCAGAAACTGCAAAGCGTTGGACGAATAATGACATATTGCTTTCCAATGGTGCACGGATTATTGCTGTGGGAACTGGACAGCGTGTACGGGGGTTTATCGAGGGTGACACTCGTCCTAATCTCATCATTGTTGATGACTACGAGTCAGAGCTTAACGCCGCTACTGCTGAGGCTAGGGCAAAAAACAGAAAATGGATAACTGAAGCTGTTATACCTTCATTGTCTGATGATGGTAGAATAGTTATGATTGGCACTGTTATATCTGAAGATTGTTTTTTATATTGGGCTAAAGAATCTCCTGTATGGAAAGTTCTTTGGTATTCTATATATGGCGATGATGGAAAGAGTATATGGGAAGAAAGATTCCCCGAGAAAAGAATACAATCAATAAAACAAGAATTTGAATCAGTTGGTAACCTAAACGGGTTTTACCAAGAATATATGAATGAGGCACAGAGTCCTGACAATGCACCCTTCAAACCGCAATACATTAAATTACATCATTTCCAGTTTTCCTATAATGACGGAGAAAGCATCCTTATTGGCAAGTCGGGTGGAAAGAGCATTAAGAAACCGGTTAACGTCTATTGTGGCATCGACCCTGCTTCTAGTTTATCTAGGAGGGCTGACTTTTTTGTTATTGCTACTATTGCACTTGACGCTAGTGGTAATATTTATATATTGGATATACTCCGAGATAAAATCGACCCTGCATACCAACCTGAAGCAATTATTAAAGTATTTAAAAAATATCATCCAAAAAGAATGACTATTGAGACTGTGGGCTACCAAGAGGCACTGAGGAGTAACGTAAGAAAGATGATGCTTGAAGAGAACCTGTATATACCGGGACTTGAAAAAGGCATAAAACCAAGACAAAGAAAATCCGAACGATTGTTGTCCTTGGTTGCCCCACTCGCTAAAGGTAATTTTTATTTTAGACCAGAAGATTTACACGCACAACAAGAATTTTTATCTTACCCTAGAGGTAAAAACGATGATATTCTCGATGCTATATACTATGCACTTGATAAAGCAAAGCCCTCAAGACAAAAAGAATACATTAATCCAGAAGATAGAAAGCAAAGAAACAAAGTACTTGACTGGATGACTTTATAGTTTGTAAGTTTTTACGGGATGGCTTACAAAGAAAAAGATTCAGAGAAATCTAATGATGACCTTGTAAACGAAACCCACGACCTTTTTAAAACTTATTCAAGTAAAAGAGAAGTCTGGGCTAATCACGCACAAGAAGACGCAGAATTTAGATTAGGAAGACAATGGTCTTCAGAACAACAACGTGTTTTACTCGAAAGGGGTCAGGCACCTCTAGTAGTTAATCGTATCCACCCAGCAGTCGAAGCCGCAAAGGCACTACTCACTTCAGGTAGACCGCAATTCAGAGTATCACCGAGAGAAGATTCCGATAATAAAGTAGCACAAGTCTTCAATGGTTTATTAGAATATATGTGGTACCTATCTGACGGGACTCAAGCACTCCGCAATGTGATAGACGACTACTATACAATGGGTATGGGTGCTATGTGCGTCTATATTGACCCCTTGAAAGATTATGGAAGAGGAGAAGTCTGTGTACACGATGTTGACCCTCTAGATGTTTACATTGACCCTAACTCTAGACACAGAATGGGTGATGATGCAGAAAATATTATAATAAGCAGATTGTTTACAAAAGAACAGGCACAGGGTATGTACCCTATGTATGAAGAAGCAATTAAAAATGCTGAATCAGATTTATATACAGATAGACCTACTACAGATAGAGTAGATGATAAAGGTATATCATTTCCAGAAGATAGTAATACCCAGACTCACGTTGGCTTTGGACACAACAATGAGTATATAAGAGGGTATGAAAGATATGAAAAGGTATGGGTAAAGCGTTATCACTTAAAGAATAACATTAACAAAACTGAAGAAGTATTTGATGAAGAGGCATATGCAGAGTTTCAACAAAGAATAGCTGTACGTATAAATGGTCAAGTTATACTTGATGAAAATAAAGCAAAAATGATTCTTGAACAAATTACTCAAGAATTTGAACAACAGCGTCAAAAAGCTGAGATGGAAGGCGTTGATGGACCAGAAATGCCTGAAGTTGAAGAAGTAGCTTATTCTCAACTAATTCAAGAAGGTTTAATGGAGAGCGTGTCAGTACCAGTACAACGTATTAAAATGTGCGTTATAATGGGAAATAAATATCTGTACTCTAGAGTTCTTCCTATCGAACATTATCCCATCGTTCTATTTATGAATATTCACAATAGGACACCCTACCCAGTAAGCGATGTTCGTATGGTAAAGGATTTACAAGAATACATAAATAAGACACGCTCTCTTATTATTGCTCACGCTACTACAAGTACTAATACAAAAATTTTAATACCAAGTGGTTCTGTAGATATGCAAGACTTTGAGCAACGCTGGGCACAGCCGGGAGTTGCAATAGAAGTAGATATGGACCAAGGAGCTCCTCAACCTATACAACCTACTCCACTACCAAATACTTTATATCAAAATGAACAAGTAGCAAAAACAGACATAGACCATCAGCTTGGACTATATGAACTTATGCAAGGAAATGCGGAAGCGGCTCCACACACATATAAAGCTACAGTTTCACTTGATGAGTTTGGACAAAGAAAGATTAAGTCTAAACTACAGGATATTGAAATGTCACTTGCAAGGGTAGCAAAGGTAGCTATACCTATAATGCAACAATTATATAGAGCTGAAAAAATGATTAGATTAGTACAGCCTAATAACTCTATGAGTGAGATTGCAATTAATAAAAAGATTTATGATGACAAGTCTGGAGAAGTAAGCGTTATGAACGACATCTCTAGAGGTCAATTTGATGTTGTAGTGGTAACAGGTTCTACGTTACCAACAAATAGATATGCACAACTTGAAATGTATATGGATGCTTATAAGAATGGCATCATTGACAAGACAGAAGTTTTAAAGAAAACAGAAGTCTTTGATAAGGAGGGAGTATTGGAAAGAACTGATACTGTAGGTAAACTACAACAATCTGTACAGCAGATGGAAGAAAAGATAAAAGAATTAAAAGGTGACTTGCAAACAAGAGAGCGTGAAAACTATCACTTGAAGCAAAAAGCTGAATTAGAAAAATTCAAAGGCAAACTCGATACAATCTCAACCCAAGGCAAAGCCTCAGGCAGAATATTCGAAAGTCGCTTGGATGACGTTCTTGGACAGGCTAAAACCGGTGTTCGTGAAATGAACAAGGAAGCCAAACAACAATCCACACCCGATGCCAAGAAATCGGCTGGAGCAAAGTAAAGGAACTGAGTATGATAGAACAAGAAGTTACCCCTGAAGTAAAGGGCACTCCTGAGTCAGAACCAGTATTAGATGGTGCGAATCCATTAGAGGGATTTTTTAGAGCTAACGGAGTTGTCGAGGAGCAACCATCAGAGGACCCATTCAATACGAATGAGATTAATCCAGATGCACCTGCACCAGAGCAACAAATAGAAGCTCAACAAGAAGCCCAAGATAACGATGAGAAACGTTATCAATATTGGCAAAGTGAGGCTGATAAAGCTCGTAATGAAAATGCACAGATGGCACAACGCCTACAAGCGTTAGAACAACAAGCTCAATCACCTCAGCCTAAAGTAGAAGAACAAAGCGTAGAAGACGATAGGTCTTTTCCACCTCCACCGCCAAAGCCTAGTAAACCTAGAAGTTTTAATAGAGCTGAAGCACTTGAGGACCCTAATTCTGAATCAGGTAGATATCAAGAAGATGTTGAAGAATGGCGAGACGAAATGGATGATTATAATAGATTGCACTCAGAATACAATCTAGCATTAGTCGAAGAAGAGAAAGCCAAGATTCAGGAGGAGAGGGATAATATACTAAGAGGACAAGCTGAGCAACAACAAAGACAGCAACAGATGGGAGAGATTCATTCTCATTTAAAGAACCAATATCAAGCTAGTGACCAAGAAATAGCACAGTTCGTAGAGATTATGGACAAGCCAGAATCGGTTACTATTGATAACTTGTTTAAATTGTATAGATTGCAGAGTGGAAGTCAAACTGCACCTGTACAACAAGCACCTTTAACTGAGACTGCACCAAGTGAATCATTCGACCAGATGAAGAGAGCACAGCAGGTCCCAACTAGTATGGGTGTAGTTCCATCTCAAGGGAATAATCAAGGGAGTCAAGAAGACAATATGATGGATTCTATGATTAGTTCATATAATAAACAGAACCCTTGGGGTTCATAAAAACAGGAGTAGACTATGGCAAACGTATGGTCTAGAAGTACAGGTGTAGCTCCGGGTGGCGTATCTATTGATGATAACCGCCGGATTTATAACTTTGGCGAAAGAGTCGCTGAGTTAGCACCTCAACAGTCTCCGTTTTTTGTTTATCTTAGCAAAGTCGCTAAAGAATCTACTGATGACCCAGTATTCAAGTTCCTTGAACAGCGTCATCAGTGGCAACGTAGAGATTTTGTACTAAAAACAGCTATTGGTTCTAACATTGCCGCAGGTAGTGACAGTGCTGAACTAAAGTTAGTTTGTGGATATGACAAATTCGGATTAGCAACAGCGGCAACTGCCGCACCACAATTCCTTGTAAAAGACCAAGTCGTAAGAGTTGGTGGCAAGGCTTTCAAAGTTAAATCTATTGAGAATGTAGGTACTGGATTAAACGCAACTTATGCGGCTAATACAGTTGGTACTTATACATCAGTAAAGTTAACTGCATTAGAAGCATCAGGTGCAATAGCCGCTGACGCAAAAGGTCAGATTATCGGTAGTGCATATGGTGAAGCAACAATCGACCCAGATGGATGGAAAGATGAGTTGTATACTAGAGAAGGATACTGTCAGATTTTTAAGACAGGTATTCAGTTGTTCTCTGGTACAGCTCTAGCCACTCGTTATAGAGGTCGTCCGGATGAATATCGTAGAGTCTGGTCAGGTAAGTTAATGGAGCACAAAATGGATATCGAACACGCTATGTTGTTTGGTGTTGGTGCCGCTGACGAATCTGGCTCAGGTCCTGTAAGATACTCACACGGGATTGTTCCTTACACTTTGGCAAATGGTAAGAATTATGCGTTCTCTTACGGTAGTTCAACCTATGATACCTTCATTGATGCAATGGAGAATTTCTTTGCCCCTGAAACAGGAAACAGTGGTGACAAGTTAGTACTTTGCTCACGCAAGATACTTGCTTGGTTGCAAAAACTAAGTGGAGATGGATTCTTGAAGAACACTGTAACTTCTAACTCTTATAAGTTAGATGTACAGAACATTCAAGGAGCTTTCGGACATCAGGTAACAAAAGTAAATACCATCTTTGGTAATTTACACTTTGTTGCTGAGCCGTTATTCAGAAACCACGACGAGAACATTGCGATTGCTATTGATATGGCAAACGTAAAGTATCGTCCATTAGCTGGTAATGGTATCTCAAGAGATACTCATATTGTCACTAATGTTCAGGATAACAATATGGACGGAAGAAAAGATATTGTAATGACCGAAGCTGGTCTTGAAATATCTCTTCCTGAGACACACGCTCTAATGACCTTTGGAAGTTAAGCGTAGGTAAGTTAAAATGGGGGGTCTTCGGACCCCCTATTAAAAGGATAATATGTCATTTACAAGTAAAGTACAAAATTATACAAATAGCACATCTTCAGAAAATATATTAGATGCGTTAAATAGAGCTGTTAATTATACAGTATCTATTGTAGCTCAAGCAAATCCGGGATTATTACCTGCCTTTGCTAATGTAAACATTATTACTAATAATACAACTTCTATTGGCTTTGACTATTATTCAGGTCTAAAAGCAATACATTTATTAAAGGTTGAAAGAGCAGATGGCGAAGAGACTTATAGACAATGTCAACCGGTCCCATCTTCACAATCAAGAGATGCTTTTGATATAAATAGTATTTATTACGCATTGCCTGATAATCCTGTTTATTGGATAAGCGATGAAAATAGTTTATTTATGGCACCATTAGCTACTGCTCAAGCCAAAAAAGGTTTTAAAGTAACAACAGTCCCTGATTTTAGCGGAAGAACTATTAATGATGCACAAGAAACAATTACTCAGTTTCCAATAAACTTTAATGAGCTGGTTGTACTTCATTCAGCAGAATTAATACTAATAGAAAGACTTGGAGATTTTAGAGCAAAGTTACCAACAGATTTAGATGCAGATACTACTTTGTTTGACCAAATAGCAGATGTTTCTGCAAGTATTAGCTACACTTTTCCATCTTCTGATTTTCAGGATGCACTAGACAAAGCTAAGAATTTAGTAGATGGCACTACAATGGGTGGTGATACAGAGCCAGAAAGTGCACAGTATTGGTTAGCTGATGAAGATGAAGATATGACAGCCTCTACACTGCAAGTTGCTTCTCAAGAATTACAAAGAGCTAATGCTATTTTAGGAGAGTTTAATGCAGAGCTAGGTGCTCAGTCTACTCAAAAACAACAAGCGTTATCTGAATTTCAAGCCAACTTACAAAAGAAAATGGCTTTATATGATAAAATTATTCAAAAAATTACAGTAGATTATCAATGGACACAGGGTCAATTACAACTTATTAGTGCGAAAAAACAAGAGTTTGTACAAATTAACATTGGAACTGCTGGTATAAAAGACAACCCTGAAGAGAGTAAAGCTATATGAAACTAAAAGAAATGATAGAAAGAGTACAGCAACATCATCCAAGTATGGGGCAAGTTGAAATAATAAGATATATAAACGATGCTGTAAACGATATGGGGTTTAGAGCTGAAGTAATAGAGTCAATAGATAGATTTAATACGGTAGCGGGGCAAAGAGTATATCCTTTAAAAAAACATATTATTAAAGTAAAGGGTGTAGATTACGATGATAAATCAATTAAGAAGTTAATAGGTAGACCTAAAGTAAGAGACTTGGATTTATAATGGAAAGACAAAATGTTAATATAAGTCAATATCTTTGGTGGACAGAAAGAGATTCTGTTCTAATTGCGTATTATGACGCTAGTACAGATAAATTTTCATCTACTCAAGAAGTTAAAGCTATAAACTTACTTTATATACAGAGACCAGATAAGTTTTTAGTTCCGGGTGAAAGTCCTGAAAGAGATGGTTTTAAAACATTTGCAACATCTAATGTAGATGGAGAATATCTTGGTGCAGAGTTAGCCGGTACAGATTTAGCACCAACTATGCAAGAATCTCAATACCTAAAACAAGAAACAGAAATACCAGAACAATTTCACGAAGCCTTGGTAAATCGTGTAATAGCAAATGGATATGAAAGAAAGGTTGAAACTATACCTTTATCACAACATTATATGGGAAAGTATGAAACGGGTGTTAGAAAGGCAAAGGCATATGCTTTTAGAGGAAGAGATGGTTCTAGATTATCAATGAAACCAATGGATTTTTAAATGAGTACAGTAAAATTTAATGATATAAATATAGCTTTTGATACTATAGCTTATCCATTTAGCAATGTATTACTTGGTTTATTTGTAAAAGGAACAGCAACAATTAGAGTTATTAAACCTGTATTTGTTGCATCTACTAAAGTTAAAACACCAGTAGCACCTGTAATTACTAGAGTAACTACACCAGCTACACCAACATACACGAGGGTATAATGGCAGGAAGTTTATCAAGTCCCAATCTAGTCAAAGATGTATATACTAAGCTAGTATGGTATAATACAAGTGATGGTAAAATGTACAGAGACAATGGTTCTACTGATGTAGAAGTGTTGCCTAATTTAGTAGCTGGAGATATTTTAGTACATCAAACAAGTGGTTCTGTATCATCAGGAGACTTGTTTAAAATTTTAAATAATAGCACAGGAGTGTTCTCTGTAGATTATCAGGGAGCAGTGCATTTGAAACCAAGAACATCGGCACCAGCAGACAACTCTGAAGGAACTATCTACTATGACAGTTCTATAGGGTCCTTATTGGTATCAGTCGAAGTATAGGAGAAACACACTATGGCTAAAGCGTGGAAAAAAATCCAGCGGTCTGATGAGGACTTTACTGGTAAAGTTACAGGTACAATAGATGGTACATCTGTAGCGGATATTAAATCAGGAGCGTCAGCAGGAACTGCATCGAAAGTAGTAACAGATGCGGCGTTCGATGGAAGTAATGTTTTAAAGGTAGCTAATGCCGCCGCTGGGTTAAAAAACTCAGGGGTTAGTATTAATGCAGATGGTACATTAAGTGGAGCTGGTTCCGGTCAGGTTACACCAGCAGGAGTTGGAGCAGTAGATACTGATTTAAGTAACGCTCCAGACGCTATTAAAAATAGTGAAACCACTAAAAGTGATGTAGGTCTTGCAAATGTAGCAAACGAAAATCCAACTACATTAAAATCAACAATGTCGTTGAACTTAGTTGAGAACAAGAATCAAGCAACAATATTAGGTGGAAACTTAACTGGTACCATTGGTGGAACAGCTAATGCTACTGTTGTAAGTGGTGCCGCAGATGGTGCATTGGTAAAACCAGCTTTTGATACATCTGGTTCAGACCCGATAATTAAAGTAGCTAATGCCCCAGCAACCTTAAAGAACTCTTCTGTTAGTATAAACTCTGATGGTTCATTAAATAATGCTGGTTCAGGTTCAGTAAGTGCTACTGGATTAGGAGCTATTAAAACTGACTTGGCAAACGCACCTACAACTATTTTAAATTCTAATACAACGGCTAATGATGTAGGACTTGGAAATGTTCCTAATAAAACTGAAGCTCAGTTATTAGCTGGTGATGTAACAGGTAGTATTGGTGGTACTGCTGTAGCAACAATTAAAACTGGTGCCGCCGCAGGTGCAACCGCTAACCAAGACTCTACAAGCACAATTTTAGGTGGAACTTTAACAGGTAATGTTTCAGGAACAGTAGGTGGAACTGCCGTAGCTACTATTAAAAGTGGAGCGGCATTAGGAGCATCTTCAAATCAGGATGCTACCTCGGTTATTAGGGCTGGTACAACAGCGTCTAACGTAGGGTTAGGCTCTGTAGTTAATCAAGCAATAACAGTAGCGTCTGGTAAAATTAAATTTGATGGAAATGCTCAAACCCTAGATGCTGATAAAATTGGTGGTAAAACAGTGGCAGAAGCTGAAGCCGCCGCCGCCGCTACAGCAGAAAGCAATATTCTTGATGGTGCACCAGCAGGGTTACAAACATTAAATGACTTAGCCGCCGCTTTAGGTGATGATGCAAGTTTTGCTACAACTACTACTAATGCAATAGCAACTAAAGGTCCAGCACCTCTTACGCTAACAGCAGAAGATGTAGATGGAGACGCAACTTTTTCAAGTTCAGCAAATACTCCATCAAATCTAGTAGTAGGTCAAGTAGGAATATTTGGCGGTAATCAATATGTAATTGTAGACGTTTAGGAGTAAAAAATGGCAAAGAAAGCGATAAAAGCTTTTGCATTAAAAGACCTAAAATGTTCTTTACCCGACAGTGGTCAGTTTCCTGAAAAGGAGACTGGCACTTCAGGTAAGGAGTATATAGGCTTACCACTTTATGAATACGAACCCCTAAAAAAATCTTTACAAGATAAAGGTTATAAACCTGAAGAATATGATTATATTGTAGCTACATCAGATGGTAAAGTTTTATGGGGTGGTAGAAGAGTATGGTTAATGCAAAAAGATATGGGACTAGACCAAGACCAAATGATTGATTGTGAGGTATGGGAAAAACAAGAATGGTTAGATGAATTAAAAAAATCAATGTTAGCTAATGTTAACCCTAATCTATTTGTAACAAAAGATAAAGATGGTAAAAAAGTTATGCCAACTGCTAAATTAACTATGGCACCAGAACATAAAGGATATCAAAACTTAAGAAAACTTCATAAGAATATGAAGATGCCTTACAACCTTGATAATTTCGTATTGTCAAATGGTTTAACATTAAAAGAACAAAGAGAGTTAAACGATAAATGAGTTTCTGGGATGATGCAAAATCAAAATTAAAACCGGCGAAAGCCAACGAAGAAGTAGTAGACTTACAACAAAAACTATCAAAGTTAGAACTTTCTGACATAGATTATATTTATGATATGATGTTGAATGGAAACTATAGGGGTAGAGAAATAGAACAAGCAACAACAACTTTTCTAAAAGTTAAGTTTATTAAAGCTATGCTAGAACAAGGAGATAGTAATGGAAAAGAAGAAGTTAAAAACAGTTAAGTGCACCACACAAGAACTTGAAGGTATCTGCACACTAATATCAGGTATTGAAGTTAAAGTAGGCGAAGGAGCTTGGGTGTATGAAATGCACAAAAAATTTATGAAAGCATTTGAAGAGGCGGCTAAAACTGACCCTGATTATGAATTACAAGAAGTAGACAATGGCTAAACAATGGAAACAAGTACAAAGAGCTGACTCTGATTTTGCTGGTAATGTAACCGGCACTTTTGGTAGTAAAGGATTATCTGACTTTTATAGAACAGATAATAAACCTACTAAGTCAGATGTTGGTCTTGGCAATTTAGACAATACTAAGTTTTCTGCTGGTAAATTTATTGGTGTATTAGCTAAAGCAGACGGAACAGCATTCTTTGACCCTAGTACAGGAGACTTTACTGGTAAGATAGATGGTGAAACTGCCGCTAATATTAAGACTAAAGCTACAGCAGGTAACGAAGCTAAAGACGCTGTAGACGGTAATAAAACTATTACAATGGTAGGTGGCTCACTAAGTATTGGTACTCAATCAGGTGGTGTATATCCTTTTAGTGTAGATACTTCTGGTAATTTAAAAATTAAGGATGATGAGTTTCAAGCATTAGCAGATGGTACTGTTAACTGTAAGGGTAACTTTACTATTAATCAAGATACTAATGGTGATTCTAAAATTGTATTAGCAGGTGATGGTACTGGTACTGCTGAAGTAGAAGTAAATGGTGCTAATCCTACATTTGACCTTGGTGGAGCTAGTCCACTTGGTACTTCTACTTTATTTTTAAAAAGAAAATTAACAAGCAATCAAGCTAGAATACAATTTCAAACAGGAACTGGTGCCGGTGCTATGACTAACCAATTAAACATTGGGGTGTCTAACAATACAATAAATGGTAGAAAAGACCAGTTTGCAATAAACTATGGACCTATATGGAGTAGTGGAACTGCACCTGAAAGAGGTTTAACATTTGACTATGATGGCAAAATAGGTGTGTATGCTAACACTAAAACTGTTTCAGGTTTTACATTTGGTAGTGATGGTACTAATAAACACGTATATATTAAAGATGGTGGAATGGGCATTGGTACTACTTCTATATCTGATGATAATCTAAATGTAGCTGGTACAGTAACAGCTAACGCATTTAGTGGTAATGGTGCAAGTTTAACAAACACACCAAATACTACATACTCTCTTGACATTACTGAGAATAATCCAGATGTTATTTTAGGTTTAAACCCAAGTAGTGGTTCTACTCAATATTGGACTCTTGAAGGTAGCGATGGAATTGATATAAATACTAATGAAAGTACTAGAACTAGTTCAATTAGTATTCAGCCGGGTACAATTACTGGAAGTATGATTGACAATAATACTATAACAGGAACTCAATTAAATACTTATGCAGTTAATAGTTCTTCTATATTAGGTACGGCTGTAGTAACCGGCGATAAACTTGCAGATAATTCAGTAACAAAACATAAAGCAAACCTTGGTTGGCATACACAAACAAAAATATTTATACCACCAAGTGAATTTGTGGTTAATGACGATAATGCTTATGGTAACTTAGCCCTTATTGATAATGGTGGACAAGCTAGGGTAATGTATTCAGCTCACGAAGCTTATGCAAATGTTCCAATACCTGCTGGGTATAAAGTAACTCATTGGAGAGTAAACGGAACTGCTAGTGTTACAGTATCTCTATCATATTCTACAATAGCGACTAGTACAACTACAAGCTGTCAAGCACCTGCACAGCAATATACAAATACTACGAATGTTACTAATCCATCTACAGGCGTCAATGCAGATGAAACAAATGGTAGATATTTAGTTATAGGATGGTTTCCTGCTAATACAGCTACTTATCTTTATGGAGCAGTACTAACAATAGCGAAAATATAATGGCAAAAGAAAAATTAACAAATTCAAATTTAATTAACTTAACAAGTAAGCCTACTACCTACAAGACTAAGTCTAAATTGGCTCATATGTATAAGTCAGACGATACTCAAATGAGTGTTGATGAAGACCCTATTTCAAATAACATAATTGATGTTATAGAAGAATTAAGAGGGGACTTAAACAAGCTACACGATGATGTACATCATATGTATAAAATGGTATACAATGCTTTTGGTACAGAAGAATCAGAAAAATGGGCTTCAGCAGGACCTACAGGTCCTAAGGGAAGTACAGGTTCTCAAGGTGCGACAGGACCAGCAGGTTCCGCAGGTTCTAAAGGAGACACGGGTGCTCAGGGACCAACCGGACCTAAAGGCTCAACTGGTAGTGCCGGAAGTAATGGAACTGACGGAAGTGATGGTGCTAAAGGGGACACAGGAAGCACTGGACCTCAAGGACCGAAAGGCGACACTGGTTCAGCTGGGGCTAAAGGTGACCCCGGTAATGATGGTAGTGATGGAGCTACTGGAGCAAGAGGTGCTACAGGTGCTAAAGGTAATGCTGGAACAAATGGCTCAGATGGTGCAAAAGGCGATACTGGCTCTACAGGTCCACAAGGACCAAAAGGAGACACTGGCTCGGCAGGAAGTAATGGAACCAACGGTTCAGCTGGAGCTAAGGGCGATAAGGGAGACACTGGCAATACTGGACCCACAGGACCCGCAGGAAGTGCAGGGGCAAAAGGAGACAAGGGTGACACTGGGGATACTGGTGCCGCTGGAAGTAATGGGACTAATGGAACTAATGGTTCGGCAGGTGCTAAGGGAGATACAGGAAATACCGGACCAACTGGTCCAACTGGTGCAACAGGACCCAAAGGTGATACTGGTGATGCGGAGCAGATGGAACCGATGGAAGCAATGGTTCAGCCGGAGCAACAGGACCGCAGGGACCAAAGGGTGATACTGGAGCGACTGGTTCACAAGGATTTCAAGGAGCATTAGGACCTAAAGGAGACAAAGGTGATACAGGAAGTGCAGGAGCGACTGGTAGTGCAGGAGCAACTGGTGCTACTGGAGCCGCTGGGTCAGACGGTAACGACCACCTTAGCGACATTAAATCATTTACAGTAAGTAAAGGAAATGCTCAGCTTGAATGGAAGGGGACTAAATACGTTTGGTCAGTTAAAACTTAAAAAGGAGTATTTATGTTAAAATCAGAATTAGAAAAGTACAAAGAAGATACAGATAAAGCTTGTCAATCAGTAATAGACTTGCTATATCCGGGTAAAAGTTTTGGAGATATACGAGTAGAAGATTATAATAAAATAATAACTCTAATGAGAGGAGTATTAGGTATACCCGAACCAAAGGAAAATGAGTAAAGATAATCTTGCGAGGTCGTACAAGGTTAACAAGATTGATGATAACTTTAGTGTACATCTCAACATTAAGTGGCTTATTCAGTTGCTTATGCTTACAGGGACACTTGTTTATACGTACGTTAATATTACAACACAACTTGGAAATATTACAAGAGAGTTGGAGGAAGTTAATCTTAGAGTCAGTAAATTAGAAAGTAAACACGAAGCGGAAATGGATGAAATTCATAAGTGGTATAAACAATCACTTGAACTCAATCCACTTAAATGGGGTAAGAAGAGGAAATAAAATAGGCACTTATGGACTTTTTAGCGGTATATTCAGAAGCGGGAATGATAGGCGTAGTCGGAGCTATGTTTGTTTATATGGTATATAGTATGAATAGACGAGCAACCGAACAGGCTGAGGCGTTAGAAACTTTGAAAATCGAAAATAGAGGGCAAAGTGAAACTCTTGAGAATATGGAAGGTATGATTATTAAACTTATAGCTAGGTGGAATAAATCAGATGACAAGCTTGATAGAAAGTTTGATGCCATTACAAAAGAGATAAACGATGCTGACAATCAACTATCAGAAATAAAGGGCTCTTTATCAAGAGTAAACGGACATAAATGATGGACAGTTTAAGAGTAACCGGGATGACAACAAGCTTAGGGTTTGTTTATTGGACAGATGTATTATCAGGTATACTGATGTGCGTTATGTTTGGAGTACAAATTTATTATTTATATTTAAAAACAAAGAGAATAAAGGAGAGTAAGTAATGGATATAAAAGGAATGATGTTAGAGTTAGCTGAAAAACAAGCTGACGCTATGAAAGATAAAATGATGGATGAGTTAGGAAGCGAAGATATGGCTTCTAAAATTGCAACTGCTATTAATAAAAAGATTGATATACCTTTCGTATCAGAAGACAAAGAACAGATTTTTTTTGAGAAATGTGTTGATGTAGTAACTGATATTATTGAGGGAATGTTTAAAAAGTAATGGCTAAAGTAAGCTGGATGTGGGGCGGTAAAAGATATTCTGGTACTATAATAAGAAAAACTAAGAATTATATTTATGCAAGAACACATAATGGAAAAGTTAAAAGGATAAAAAGATAATGGCAGAAGCGTGGACTAGAAAAGAAGGTAAATCTGAAAGCGGTGGTTTGAACGCTAAAGGAAGAGCTTCTTATAAAAAAGGGAATTTAAAAGCCCCTGTCACTCAAAAAAATCCAAAAGGAAAAGCTAAGGCAAGAAGAGCTAGTTTTTGTGCTAGAATGTGTGGTATGAAAAAAAGACTAACAAGTGCTAAAACAGCTAGAGACCCTGATAGCAGAATAAACAAAGCTCTACGTAAGTGGAATTGCAAATGCAAATAACAAAGTTTGATGATGCCGTAAGAATTATATTAAAGCACGAAGGTGGATATGTAAACGACCCTGTTGACCCGGGTGGTGAGACTAAGTATGGGATAAGTAAAAAAGCTTATCCTTTTCTTAATATTAAAGACCTTACTGAAAAAGACGCATCTGATATTTACTTTAAAGACTATTGGTTAAAAGCCAAAGTATCTAAAGTACCTGAAGAATTGCGAATGATTTATTTTGATATGGTAGTTAATATGGGAAAGTCAAGAGCCGTAAAGATACTACAAGAAGCTATTAGTGCTAAAGGCGTAAAAACAGAGGTAGATGGCGGTATTGGACCAAAGACGATAAGTAATGCCCTTAAGTCAGGTTTAGAGCCAGAAAGGCTACGTAGCTATAGGGTTAAGTACTACGCAGACTTGGTAAACAGAAAACCTAAATTAGGTAAATATTGGTATGGTTGGTATAGAAGAGCGACATCTGTCTAATAAAAATACACCTAAAAAGATTTTTGATAAATTAGAGTTCAGAGGAACTAAACGATTTAAACAAGCTCCTGAAGAATGTAATTGCTGTGGTCATACACATATTGTAGGCATAGAATTAATTGGAGCTAAGAAGGGTGTCTTATATTGGGAGTGTAACCGATGTGAAGAAAGATACCTTAAATACACAAAAGTTACAACAATGAAGTACTTAAAAATAGCATCCGAGTTATGGATAGATTTAGGAGGTCTAGAAAACATATGCGAAGAACTACCAAATTAGATGAAAAAGTTGTTAAAAGAGGAATTGTTACACCAGAT